TCTGTTACTAATACAGCCCCAGATCAAGTAGTTTCTCTTACTCAGGGGGGTACTACTACTATTACAGGCACTTATCCTAATTTTACTATATCTTCAGCAGATCAATATACAGGAACAGTTACATCAGTTGCTACAGGAACAGGATTGACAGGAGGAACTATTACTTCTTCAGGAACATTATCTTTAAATAGTAAATTAGCTCCTTTAGATTCTCTTACAGGCAATTCTTTAAAATTAGCTAGAGTTAATTCAGGAGAAACAGCATTAGAGTATTTTACTCCAACTTACGGTACAGGAACAGTTACCTCTGTAGGAACTACAGGATTAATTTCAGGTGGACCTATTACTAGTGCAGGTACAATTACTACTTCTATGAACACTAATAAGTTAGTAGGTAGAAGTTCTGCTGGTACAGGTATAATGGAAGAAATAACTGTTGGCTCAGGATTAACTTTAACAGGAGGAACACTTAGTAATGCAACTACTCCTACACCATTAGGATATTATGGAGCTTGGCAGACAGATGCAACACAAACTGCTGCTGCTAGTAATGTGGGATACCCTATGAGATTTGAAATAGCTGATATTACTCCAAATGGTATATCAATTGTTAATAATGGAAGTGGTGATCCTACAAGAATAACATTTGCAAATACAGGTATATATAACATACAGTTTAGTTCTCAGTTTCAAAATATTGATAATGCAGAACATAACGTAACTATTTGGTTGAGGCTAAATGGAACAGATGTAACAGGGTCATCAGGATTTGTTCAAATTCCAAAAAGAAGAGCAGCAGGTGTAGGAAATGAAGGACATGTAATAACAAGTTGGAATTATGTACTAAGTGTTGTAGCAGGACAATATTATGAATTAGTTTGGAGTACAAACAACCACACTAATGTAACTATGCAGTTCTATGCAGCAGGTTCTCCTCCACCTTCTGCTGCATCAGTTATTATGACAGTTACCCAACAGTCAGGAATTATGGCAGGAACAGGTATAACTGCTATTAATTCTCTTACGGGTGCATCACAAACAATAGTTACAGGTACAAGTGGAACTGACTTTGCAGTTAGTTCTGTTGGAACTACTCATACATTAAATTTACCTACTGCATCTGCTACTAATAGAGGTGTATTAAGTTCTACAGATTGGAGTACATTTAATGGAAAACAAAATGCATTAGGATATATCCCTCTAAACCCTACTAATAATCTAAGTGATTTAACAAGTGTTTCAGTTGCTAGAGCAAATTTAGGTTTAACTTTTTTATTACCTATAATAAATCAAGGGGCAGATGGAACGGTAATAACAGGAACTACAGCTGAATCGGTTACTTATGCTGAACTAATAAATAGTTCGCTTATCACGGATAATCTTTCATTAGATTCATCTTTTAAAATAGAAAAAACAGGAAGTGGTGGAGCTATAACATTAAAAATGTATATAAATTCTACTCCTAATTTATCTGGCAGTCCTATATTAGTTTTTCAAAGTACTGCATTAGGTGCTACTACAAGAAATGCAACAGTCCAAAGATACATCAATATTAAAAAGAAAGATGGTACAGGTGCGGGAACTAGAATACTGCCAACAAGTTCAACCTCATTGATAGATGTTGGGGTTTCATCTACTACAGCACCATCTACAATAACACCAGATTTTACAACAAATAAATATTTGGTAGTTTCAATAACACTAGCAAATAGTGGTGATAGTGCATGGGGTGTTTTCTTAAAATTAAAACCATAATTTAGACACACCTAAACTTTTTTTAGGCTTACCTAAAAAATAAATATTATCAAATACAAACTAGAGTGGTAATTGGATAATATTTTCAAGTTCAGCAAAGCGCGCTGTAAGTTGATCCCGATAATTTTCTTTAATTTTAGCAAAACATGGCCACAAGAGACTGGCATTTTTTGTCCAAGTATTTGTACCAAATCTTTGTACATATAACATCTCATCAATATGATGTATTCTACTGTGGATAAACATACGTAGCATTACGTCATAATCATCTGCCCATACTAGGTTACGGTAGCCTCCGATTTCACGAAGAGTACTTGCTCTAAATGCACGCAAGTGGTTTGGACAAATTGGCATATTATTGATTACCCAGTCTGATCCATTTTCAAGTTCACACTTGCCCATTACATCATGACATAAACCCTCCTTTAGGGTGATTCCGTTCCATTCAACATCGCGATATCGCCAATAAGTGGCATTATAAGTATTACTCTGATCTGTGCCTTGCCACCACTCTGCACAGTTTGAATAGACCATTCCTGCATCTGGATTTTCAGTAAAAGTCTTAACTACTTTATCTAGTGCATTGACTGTAAGAAAATCATCGTGGTCTAACTCAACTAGATAGTCGCCTTTGGCTAAACTAGTAGCAGCACCCTTATTAAATCCAATACGACCGCTATTTGGAAACTTAAATATTTTTATACGAGGATCCTGTAACATTTCAAGTAGAGCAACAGTATCATCAGTAGAACCATCGTCAACAATAATCCATTCCCAGTTTTGCCAAATTTGCATCTGTACAGAAGAGGCAGTCTGCAGAATAAATTCTCTAGAATTATAGGTAGGAGTATAAATCGAAACTAGGGGAACATCTGAGCTACCAAGTTTAGTGTAATTATAATATACTTGTTGTACCTGAGCAAGTAGATCCTGATCACCTGGAAAGGTATCTAAGTGTATCCACTTATGTCGAATATGATAGGGTTGTTTTTCAAGTAGAGACCATTCCTTTTCTCCAAAAGTAATAATGGTATCCCATTCTTTTTTACAAAGAAGATTAAGTAGATCGCGACGATCTTTTGCAATCTCAATCTTGATTGTAAGTGCAGGTTTGGTTTTTATTTGATCAGTTGGATCGTAAATTAATAGTGAGTACATTATGCTCCAATTTGGGTTATTTTCATTTCTGAGAAGTGGTCTTGTGTAGTTACAAAAATCTTAGAATTAAAGAATTCTTCAGGTAAGGATTCGTGAGACACAACAAAGATTGTCATTTTATATTTTTCAGCGTACTCCTTAAGAATTTCGATCGCACGATAAACGTTATTCTTATCGAGAGAACTAAATATTTCATCTAGGAAAAGCACGTTCAGTTGGCTATGCTTCATCTTAATAATTTCGATAAATGCTAGGAGCACAATAATATTCATCTTCTTACGTTGACCGCTAGATAGACTCTCTGGTGAGATATCCATCCCTAAGTAAGAAATAACTGGATTAAAATCACTATCAAACTCAAATTGAAACTTAAATTCAAGTCTCTCTGAAATAATTTTGATCCTATTATTTAGGGTTGGAATTATTTTATCGATTAAAGTTTTCTTGATTCCAGAATCAGAAAGCAAATCATCTAAAATATTAAATAAATTTGCTTGGTCCCTTTTCTCAAGCGCAGAATCACCATCTGTTTGTAATTCAGTTTGGATCGAGTCAATAATTGTTTGGATAGATTCAGTTTCATCCACTCCAAGTTCCTCTACTGTTTTTTGCAGTTCAGCTTCAAGCAATTTAATCTCGGCAGTCAATTCGTAATACTCAGATTTAGAAGTATTTTGATCCTCAGTTAATGCCGTGATTTTATTAGTAATTTCAGTAAAAGATGTTTTAAGTGCAGGCAATTTGTCTTCAACTACTTTTTTCTTAGCTTCAATTGCATCTTTTGTTTTTACAGAAGATTCTGAAGTAAGATCGTTTAAGCAGTGCGGACACCTATTCTTTTGATATAGAGCAAGTTTATTTGCTAAATCTTGAATAGTCGCTCGAGAAGTACTCATTTCATCGCGAATAGTATTAAGAGTGGCTTGGAAAGACTCAATATCTTTTTTTAAATCAGCGTACTGCTGTTTGACTTCCTCTACTGTTTTCTTCTTGGTCTCAATCTTACTTGAAATATCTTCAGATTGGGTTTCTTTCTTTTTACTTAGTTTTTCTCGAAGACTAGCAAGTTGTTCGAGTGAAGTATTAAGAGTTGTAGTATTTCTTTCAATTTGAGAATCAAGTATATCAAGATCTTTTTTGTTTTGTTTAAGATCTTCTTTAACAACTGCTCGCATATCAGTTAAAATATCGATTCCAAAAATACGGTCGACTATTTTTCTTTTATCAGATTGAGTTAAATTAACAAAGGACTTAAAATCATCAAACGAAAGACTAATAGTATTACAAAAAACTGAAAATGGAATTTTTGAAAGTTCTTCCTCAATAAACTCGTCTACTTTTCTCTTGTCAGGAAGATTGAATTGGGCATTGTTTATTTTAATATCGCTAAAATTAGGTTCAATGCCTCGATCAATTTCAATAAATTCTCCAGAATTGGTAACAAACTTGACATTTGTGTATGCATTCTTATTAATCCAGTTTGGAATATCTTTCATCTTACGAATTGCAGATCTTCCATATATTGAAACAGTTAATGCTTCTTTTATTGAAGATTTTCCTGCGCCGTTTTCGCCTTCGACTAGGATAAGCTGTGCTTCATCTTTAAATTTAAAAGTCTGTAATAAGTTGCCATACGAAAGTATGTTCTTATATGAAAATTCTAGTAATCTCACTGCTCGTAACTTTTATTATTTCGTAATGCGTCGTATATCTCTTTAAATCGATCAATCACTTGTTTAGAAAGATCTGGAGTATGGGTCGACTCTTTAATTTTTTCTTCAAGAATACTAAAAATATTATACTCATAGTTTGAATCAATTTCAACTTCACTTTTTGTTTTAAGCTGCTCGACTGAATATGAAAAGAATTCAAGTCGACGATATCCAAAGTCTTTAACTAATTCAGTAAACTTGGTTATTGGAAATCGAGCGGATAGCGTAGATTCAATCGTAACATCCACAAAATTATTGAAGAATAGTTTTTTTAACTCATCAGTATTAAGGTTAAGAAGCTCAATTATGTCATGTTTAATATGCTTTGGAGAAATGGTATTTTCTACAAATTTCTCAGTTATATCCGCTCCACTTACATCAAGCACATAAAAACCTTTTGCGTTTCCGCGATCTCCCCTGTCCATTTCGTATGGAGTTCCAACATATAGGACATTGTTTTTGTCTTGACGAATATGAATATGACCTGAATAAACTCGTTTAAATGACTTTACATCATCATATTCTAGTCCATGCTCAAGTTTAGTTGCTTTAGTTAGACTAAATCCTTTGAAATCAGCATGACAAAAGATATATTTTGCGGAATCATATAACTTTACAGTTTCTTTTAATTCAGGTACAGATTCTATCCAAGGTAACATTAAAAACTTATGTGAGTTTAGTTCCAAGATCTCTGGCTTTTCAAAGATATTGAAATTCTTGAACATAAGATCATATCCTTTTAGAGAATGAGTATCAGTTCGATCTTTATAATAAACGTCATGGTTTCCAAGAATAAGATAGATGCCGCGTTTAAATTTTTCAGACAAGACCTTAGCTATCTGTAAAGAAATATTTTGAATACGAACATTTGTTGATTCTCGAATATGGTTCCAATCACCAACTTGAACAAGAATATCTCTTTCTGGATCAAATCCTTCTTCGTCTACCTTTTGTAAGAAAAAATTAAGAAGAAAATCAGATTGTATGTCTGACCATTCCATTGAGTTATTTCTTACACCAAGGTGAAGGTCGCCAAGTACAAATACTTTTCTAATATCTTTTAATTTCATCCTTGTGGAGCTAGCTTATCGATGTCAATAATTTTTGTTATACTCTCAAATTTTGCAAGATTTTCAGCAAGATCAGCAGCTGATGAAAATACGTAAGTTGTCGGCAAAATAGAATTTGCATCATAAAAAGTAAGATCAGTCGCTGCAGTCTGCACTATTTTGTAAACCTGATCGATATTTAGATAATCGACTCCAGTTGAGTGTGTAAGTTTAATCCAAGCCATTAGTGTATCTTTTTTTTGTGCATCTTTCCATCAAGGAATTGATACTTTTTATTTAATTCGGTTAATAAGAGTTCTTGAATCTCTGTTTCTAACATATCAAATAACTTCTTGTACTCAATTGATGAAATAGAAGATATTACTTCTAAAATATAAATTGGGCTATAAAACATGATTACATTAGATTTTAACTCAAGCGTTGTGTTAATCTTGTTAAATATGAAATTAACGTCTTCCTTTGAAAATTTAGATTTAGTCACAAACGGATCAGTTGAGGATCGGGTTATTATTTCTGAAATTTCAGGATCGTTTTGTAAGAAAGAAAAGATTGCGTCTAAAATAAATTTAGTCTCAAGTTCACTTTCATATTCGTATAAATCTCGTAAGTAGGAATCTGAGTAGTCTCGTGAAACCGAGATTCCTCTCGATAAAGAATATTCGTCTGAATCTGGCAGACCATCGCCAGTATTATAACGATTATTAAAAATTTTGTCTTCCCTGACTATCGCGGGAACGTTTTCATCATCCTCTTCTTCAATCTCGTTTATGTTTTCAAGTTCGTCATCATTTGGTCTCATTAGATATTAATTATTTTATATCTGATTGAAGAGGTCATCATAATCTTCATCAGTTTTTGGAGAAGAAGGAGTGGTTGAATCTTCTAAGTTTGAATATTCATCACGAAGAGAATCAGCTAATTTACTAGCTTCTTCATCATCACTATAAAACTCGCTATTTGTTCCTACTTCTTCGCTTAGCCTAAAGTATTCTTTATGCATTGTGTAGAACTTATAACTTTCTTCATATCCATTGTCGCGATTTGCAATCGCTTTTATTTTCATTCTACTTTCAAGTGGACTGCGCATCAATCCAAATAATGAATCAACTGTGTGAATTAGACCAAAGGATTCAGCAACCGAATCCATACCTAGGTCAAAATTATCAATGTCTTCTCGTTTGATTTGAGTAGCGCTAATAATACACCATTCATTTCTCATTGCAACACCACGTAATTCCTCAGAAATACACTTGATTTTTTCATAAAGACCGTTTTGATCTTTAATTGGGCGTAATAGATTTAAGTAATCGACAACAATAACTTTAAATCGCTTGTTCATCTTGCTTTCAAGACGTAAAAAGTAATTTTCAATATCGATTGCAGTTGCACTACCTGTTGGAAAGTCTTTAATTATTAACTCTCCACAAGATTTACCAGAAGATTTTAATTCGGCAATTTTATCACCAATTAATTGGCTGTGTTTTGCATCGGTAATTCCAGAGTATACATCAGATGGAATACTTAAAATATTTGAACCAATACGTTTCATGTATTGACGTTCTGGTAATTCAACCGTTACTAATCCAGTTACGTTTCCGATTAGGAACGAACGAGCAGCAATATTTCCAAGAACCATAGATTTACCAACCTTAGGTCGACCTTGAAAAACTACAAGAGATTTTGGGTTCCATCCTCCGCCTAAACACTTATCTAAAAATGGAAAACCGGTAGGGCTTCCGTTTTTAGCTAATTGTATATGTGCTTCTGGATTAAAGAAGTTTAGTCCAGTGTCTCCGCTAGAGAAATTAACTGAGAGTTTACTGCTAATATCATTTCTTACTTTTTCTGAGATCTTATCGATATTTTCAGGATCGATCGAAGTAGTTTTTAGATATGTGAGTAGATCAAAAACAGTAAGGTTAAGATTTCTAAGCAAAATAAAAGAACGTACGTATTTGTATAGATAGTCATAATTATACTCTCGTAAATTGAACGCATATAAGTCATCAAATTCTTCATCATCTATTGTTGCATTTGTTAATTCCAAGTAACTTCTTAGTTCCTTGTGATTTGGTATTTTTTCGTATTCTCTAAAAAATTTTAACGCGATCTTAAAGGATTCTTGTCTATTTTCTTCATTGAAATATGAAGGCTTTACCATAGTTATCAACTCTTCTCGTCTTAATGAATCATGGCTTTTCGGTTTAAGCTCATTATTATCATTATCGGTATGTAAAATAAAGTTCCACACCATCTTTTCAAGCGAGTCTATATTTTCGGTAAAGTCTATCATCTATATTTTATAAAAGTTCGTTAATCCTTTTTCTGTAATCTTCATGGTCTCTCCAGTAACTGAAACATTTTCGGTAGCAATCAGATTCTTTAATCTTTTAACTAGATTTTGCTTAAAAGTTTCATCTTTTAACTTATCTCCGAAAATATATTTCATAGATTTGGATGTGAACTTAAAGTTCTCAAGCGAAAGATCCTTGTCCTTCGCTTGAATAACTTTAGTTAAGTACTGTATTATGTCAAAAAGAATTGTCAATTCATCTTGCAAATTCTCTTCGTTATAAACATTTAAGTAATATTTAATTGGTAAATCAGAGCGAATCTTCATCATTATTTAGGTTTTCAAGTTCATCGTTTTCAAGGATATCAATTCCGTCTTGTGTTTCTGGAAACTTGAATGTTGGTTTAATGATTTTCTCGTCCAATTCTTTTAGAACATCTTCTGTGAATAATCTAGCTGAGAAAAATTCTTTTACTGGAATTTCATCTCCATTGTGACGACTAATATAATTTTTTGCAAGTTTACCTGGCATAAAATAGAAAGTTTCTCCAGATACTTCAAATTTAGAGCAATCTTCTTGCTCTGCAGGTTTAAGTTTAGAAAATTCCTTTTCAGTTAATTTTTTACCACGACCGACTCCACAATTTTCCCAACTAACAAATTGCTCTAGTCCTACAAATGGATTCATACCCTTATGGAAAGAGATATGGAATTCAATATCGATCGGTTTAGCTAAACGATTTTTCTTAGTTTTAGAGCGAACGATAATTCCTGTTGTGGTTTTTGCTTCATCACGAAGAGTTCCTTTACTCAACATCAAGATAATTGATGCAGAGAATTCCGGACCTCCTCCGCCCGACATACCCTTTGGAGTGTATTGATCCATTGAAGCATACGTATGGTTAGTAAAGATAAAAGGAACTTTAAGATTTGAAAGTTCAAGAGTAAATGATTTGAAAAGTGATCTCATTTCTTTCGAACGAAGACCCATATCTGAAGCATTTTTACCAGCATCCATATCTCGTTTACTCTTATCAGTATCTAACATACCTACTGAGTCGACGAAGATTGCTGGCTTCAATCCTGGATTTTCTCTCATTGTTTCAATAAAGTCGTTAATAAAGAATTTAACGTCGCTGATTAAGCCCATACGCAAATACTTTAATCCATCTAGATCGACTCCGAATTTTACATAATCTGAGCGGTCGATTGCACCTTCAGTATCAATATAAAAAACTAAATAACCTTTCTTTTGTAATTCGCGAACTGCGTTTAAACATAAGAAGGTTTTACCTGCACCAGAATCACCAGCAATCCCAA